GGAATCACAATCCGTAGTTTTACCACTAAACTAACAACACCATAATTGGTAGGAGCACAGAGAATTGAACTCTGGTTAATAGGTTAAAAGCCTACTACTTTACCACTAAGTTATACTCCCAAACAGATAGTCACTTTTGCAAATGAATATTTGTTTGGCAGGGGATATAAGAATCGAACTTATACCGACAGAATCAAAATCTGTTGTGCTACCACTACACTAATCCCCAACATTTGGTACGCAAATTTTTAAAGAACAATAAGCACGATGGCTACAAAACAAAAAACCCTCTAACTTTTCAGGTAGAGGGTTTTGGGAAATAAACTTTTATTTGTTTACTTTACTTTCCAAAACCCCCTCGATCAAACGCATATGATGTATTAATCTCTGGGCGTGTGCATGTCCAGCCACTTAATAGTGGTAGATGCTTATTCAGCTGTCTGGATATGTTTAACGATTTCATAGATTGATTATACTACAAGTTTGTTTGAAAGTAAAGCGAAATTTTAATAACCTTACAATTCGTAGGGTCATAGTTTATTTAGGATAAAAATTTACTCAAACCAACAAGTTTGAGCAGTTCTTTGAATATTATCAACAATGATGTAATCTGTCCTGCAAACTTTTTTCTGTTGAACAGGTGCTTGCTGATAGATTACCTGCGGTTGCTGATAAATTACCTGCGGTTGTTGTACAATCACAGGTTGTTGAATAATAACTGGTGGTGCATCATAGACATAACGTGGGCGACCAAGTTCATAACCTATGACACCTCCAATGAGTGCTGGCGCAACCCAACGTCCACTGCCACCCCAATATCCATGACGTCCATCAGCAAGCGCACTTCCTGCAGCTGCAAGAAGGGTAAGACTTAACAAGATCTTTTTCATATTCATCTCCATTGTAGTAACAATTATACTCTATTTATTGATCAAAGTCAAGTGTTTTTTAGAAATCTCTTGCATATAAACTTCTTCCATCTGCAAGATCCATGACCCAGTCTTGGTGCACAATACTATAATGCGACGCTTGTTTCTTTTTATTCATTGCATACCCATCTGATCCTATAAGATCTCTAAGTAATAATTTTAGTGGTAGTTTATGAGTCTTATTATCATTACCCTTAAATTTATCTTCATACCTACCTAGAGACCACTTCTGAAAATCAACAGTATCATAAAAGTTTATGATCCTATCACCAATAGAAGGTTCTAACGATCTTCTTTTACAATATTTGGTTTGATCCCATTTAGTATTTAATTCTATAAAAGCAAGATATTGTGGGACAGTGATAACTTCTGGTCCAGGATAGTTTTCTAAAATAGATTCAATAATAGGTACTTGTTCTGGTAAGATCCAATCTTTCCAATTAATGTAAAACTCATCTTCTTGTAGTAAATGAATTCTACCAAATAACTGATCGGATGGGTACCCACATATAATTAAACCATCGCTGTATGATGGTTGAACCATTGATGTGGATATATCATAATTAACTCCACGTGGTTTAATATGAGTATCAAATAATGAACCAGACTCTATAATAGAATTATAATTACATAATACTTTAATTTGTTTTGGGTCTGATACTACTTCTAATAAAGATAATAGTAAAGTGGTACTATCTAAACCCCCACTCCACGTAACAGCTAATAACTTTCCAGTATTTACTAATTCTTCTGCACGTTCAAGGCAAATCTGTTTGAATGATTTATTGAAAGAAGAATTATATTCTGGTAATGGTTCATTTGCAACTAATTTAAGATAATGTGGTAATGTCCCAGTTCTGTCGCGAAAGGTATCATGATTTCCTTGACTTACCCTAGATTGAATACCTCTTGGAGTATAATCTTCCCACATCTCTAGTTTCAGATTCATGTAAATGGGCAATAAAGAATCAAAATTGTCACTTTTAAATTCATCCAGTTTAGTAGAGTTTATAACTCCTTCACGTAATCTGTGAATTAGTAGGCTTCTTATCATCAGTAATCCATAGTTAAATCAACAACCCATCTACCATCACCTGTGCTCCAAACGATATATCGTTTAGATTTAATAATATCATCTTTGTTATCATGAACATATTTCAGCTGTTCTGGTGTAGCATCAAGTAAGTGTTCTGGTATAGTTATTTGTAGTTCATTGGTGTGTTTGATGAATTCCATTTCATTGGAAGAATCATACCAGAAAATATCTGAAATAGTTCGCGACACTCCATAATTTGGATAAAATGGAATATTCCAAACCCAACCCTTAATCGTCGGTTGATTTTCCATATTTCCCTGCATCAATTTTATTCCATACACGTTCGTGGAAGAAATACAAGATTGAATTCACAACCAACGCAAAACCAACAACACCTAGACCAACTTTCCAAGAACCTGATGCTAGATAACCACCAATAAAGTTAGTAATTGTGACAAGGATGCGCCATGTAACGACCTTGCCTAAACTACGCAGTGCTTTTTCATAAAATTTCATACTTGTTCAACTCCTATATTACAATTAATTAAAAAATCTACCCCACTTGTATCCCGATAAGAATTTCGGTAATACACTTTACTTATGCCTGCGCCATGAATGAGTTTAGCGCAATGGATGCAAGGAGCATGAGTACAGAATAAACTGGAACCATTGCCTGATTCACCATCACGTGCAAGTTTGAGAATAGCATTTGCTTCAGCATGTATAACCTCATCTTTCGTTTCTAATCTATATGACGATCCATCTTCATCAAGGTACTCTGTTACTCCTGATAAAGTATAAACTCGTTTCTCACATTCGTTTGTCCACCCAGAAGGCATACCATTGTAGCCAATTGAGATAATACGATTGTCTTTTACAACTACTGCGCCTACTTGTAATCGCTTTGCTGAGGACAACTGAGCGAATCTCTCCGCAGTGTCCATGAAGGCATCAATCCACTTTTGTTTCATTTATATTTGTTTTATCTTATTGATAATTTGGTTTGCATCTGCCATTCCTTCTTTCTCCATCATATCATCAAATAATTCTTCTCTTGCGAGTTGAATGTTATTTAATATAATCATCGCTTCGGATTGGGTCATAGAGTTAAGAATCATTGCAAACTCATCTTCTTCCAAACTTAAAAGGAATAGTACAAAATCTCTGTCTTCGTCTTCAAGATGCCGCACTTTCTTTGACCTTCTTTTCTAATGGAGGAATGAACCCAGCATCAGATACCAATTTGCGAGTAATTTTGGTATATTTTTTATGTAGTGTCTGGTCTTTAATTGAAATCAAAACTTCTGCTTCACTAGGATGAACACCCTCAAGCATAGAGATGAATAATCCTTCACGCTTAATTGGTTTCAAATCTGCTCTGCAGAAAACATATAATCTACGCATCTCACCAAACAGATTAGTTGGTGTCATGCCCAGTGGTTCATCTGCAGGTTTAAATGGTGGAGTACCTTCAGGAAGAATCATTTTCTTTTCTGGAAGAAATGCATATTCAAAAATAATTTTTAAGACTGTGTCATCTCTATAAAGTTCTACCTTCTTAGGATCGCCTTGTATATCCTCAAGCATTTGAGTTACGTATTTACGCATTATTTTTCCTTATTCTAAAAATTACGCCATATCGCATCTGCTCAGCCCAAGGTGCTGTTGGTTTGGTTGTATGCAGTGCTCTGCCATCATATATGATTACTCTTCCAGGAGCAGGTGGAACTAGAGCATATGGATAACCTACATTAAAACCTCTTGACTGTCCAAAACCTTTTTGGAATTGCTGAGTATCACCAGTAGTTTCATCATCGCTGTAGAAAACATTTTCAGCCATCCAAGTAGGATACCATTGTAAATTAGCAATGTACATTAATGTGTAATAACCTTCTTTATCTAATTCTATGGTATCTCTGTGTATACCATGTGATCGTTTAATAGTTTCACTTGGTTGGGCATTTACATATACTCTTGCTAATCGTGGAGGGCGATCTGCGATTCCTTCCATATCACCATCAATAATAAATGAATCATTAAAGTATTTATTGATACACTCCCAAAGTTCTGATATAATTGGGTGATCCTTCTGCAAGTCAAGTTCATTGTCACCAAATATGGTTCTATGCATATATTGATTATTTACAGAAGGGATTGCATCATTCAGATACTCTTTTTTATTATCCACTGGGCGGTAGTTAATAATATGACCAACATCAGGGTACTTTACATTTTTGCGTGTTGCATGAAATGTCTGGTTCTGAACGTATTCCCAAACTCTCCATTGAAGATCTTCTGGCACTATACCATCAATCCCCTGCGCTTCATAAGTCTTCATTAAAAATCCTCTAGTTCATCTAACAATAAACGACATTTGTGTTCAATTAGATAATTCATAATAGCCATCTTGTCACCAGTTGGTTTGTTATTTATGTATGTTTCAATGATTGTGTTTGATACGTCATCAGGGATAAAATCAAAGTCGACCAGAGTTGCGTTACGATGCCAGTTGCGACGTTCCTCGTCATTCTTACAAGTAATGAAACCATTTTCAAAGAATTCTTTAAGTCGTTTTGCGCTCATAGGTTTCTGGCGTTCACCAATCATAAACACATCATCTTTACTTAGAATATTCGGCACTCCATCACCAGAGTCACCTTTGACAATATGTTC